TCACCATTGAGCTTGATGAAAAATACTGCGATGTCATCGTAAAACGCTACATCGAGCAGGTCGGAACATCGGAAAACGTGTCCGTGGTTCGATCCGGCAAAACCTACGCCTTCAAGGAAGTGGAGGTAAATGATGAATAATTTAACGCTTGGGAGCCTGTTTGACGGCTCGGGCGGTTTTCCTCTTGGCGGCTTAAATTCCGGCATTACCCCTCTTTGGGCATCGGAGATTGAGCCGTTTCCTATAAGAGTGACGACGAAAAGGCTGCCTTTTATGAAACACTACGGCGATGTTTCAAAGATGGATGGCAAAGAGATAGAGCCGGTGGATATCATCACATTCGGCTCGCCCTGCCAGGATATGAGCATTGCGGGAAAAAGAGAAGGGCTTACCGGAAACCGCTCCGGACTTTTTTATGAAGCCATAAGAATCGTAAAAGAAATGAGGGAGAAAACAAATGGCAAATATCCAAGATATATCGTGTGGGAGAATGTGCCTGGGGCCTTCTCCTCAAACAAAGGTGAGGACTTTAGACTTGTCCTCGAAAGCATCTGCCGTATCAAAGACGAAACCGCATCTGTTCCTTCGGCTAAGAAGTGGCTTCATGCAGGACTTATCCTGGGAGATGGTTACTCCATCGCCTGGAGAGTGCTTGACGCTCAATACTTCGGAGTACCCCAAAGAAGAAAACGAATCTTTCTTGTCGCAGATTTTAGAGGCGAATGCGCCGGAAAAATATTATTTGAGTCAGAGGGCGTGTCTGGGTATACTGCGCAGAGCTTCCGAGCGTGGCAAGGAGCTGCCGGATGTTTTGAAGCGAGCGCTGGAGAAACAGGCAAAATCTGCTTAAACGATCAGGGCGGCCAAAGGATGGATGTGATGGAAGATGTGACGAGTACGCTAAGAGCGGCGGGATTTGGCACCGAGCATTCGGCAAAGTCAAGAAGCATAGGATTTGAGGAAGAAACTTTTCCCACGCTTCGGGCGGGAGCCCGTCCTGCTGCTGCAATCTTAGAAAATCATCCTACAGACAGCCGTGTAAAATTATCCTCTGACGGAACGGTTCAGACGCTTACCTCCCGCATGGGAACGGGCGGGAACAATGTCCCGCTGCTTCTTAAAATAAGAAGCGGATGCGAAGGCGGCGGGAAAGGAGCGCTGCTCCAGCAAAATTCGCCTTCGGCGGAAAAGGCGCGCTGATCCAGAAAAATAAATCAGCTACGATTGGGTGTAACAACGATCAGACGCTTTTTGAACCGAAGGTTTACGGCATCTGTTCCAAAGACAGCAACGCCATGAAGTCAGGTAATCCGAAAAGCGGATTTTATGAGGCGGATACAACCCGCACCCTTGACGCTAATGGCGGAAATCCCACCTGCAATCAGGGCGGTATGGCGGTTGTCGCAATCCAGGGAAACGGAGCAAGACCGTCCCACAAAGGCAGTGGATATGCCGAAGGCGATGTCAGCTTTACGTTGAACGCTACTGAGCAGCACGGCGTAGCTTACGGGATTGACCGCGCCACCTACAACATGGGACAGAACGCTAAGTTCGGCATTGCTGTAGAGGAGGAAGTTGAACCTACTATTGTGGCAAAAGGACCGGGAGCGGTCAGCCACCCCATTTACCACTCCAGTAAGAACTCCTTTCATACAAGCTTTACCGATGAGGCGGCAACAGATACTCTTGTTGCCACAGATTACAAAGATCCGCCAACGGTATCGGAAGAGCCTGACTATATCGTAAGAAGGCTGATGCCAACAGAGTGCGCAAGGCTGCAGGGCTTTCCCGACTGGTGGTGCGCCTGCCTTGAAACCGAAAAGCCGACAGATGAAGAGATGTACTTTTGGTATAAGGCATTTGAAGAATGGAGAAATGTTACAAAGCCGGATGCAAAGCCAAAGACCTCAAAGCAGATAAAAAAATGGCTTGAAAGTCCTCATTCGGACTCCGCGGAATATAAGATGTGGGGCAATGGCGTGGCGCTTCCTTGCGTGGTGTTCGTCCTTTCGGGTATCGCATACTTTGCACAGTTAGATACTAAGTGATACGGCATATTTTTACAGCGAAAATATCAAAATAACACTTGCTATTTCAGGCGTTCAGAGTGATATATGTACTACCGAAAGCAAAGGAGGTTTTCGCAAATGGAAATAAAATATGGCGTAACAGGAGAAAAACGCAAAGAACTGGTAAAGGCAATCTCGTCTGCCACGGGAGCAAAAGCCAAGTATATGGGAATGCCCAGCGCAGCTTATGAGATTGACTATTTCACGGTCACAAAGGACGGAACGCTTCAGTTTGACGATATGGCAGACAGCGAGGAAGTTGAAAAGCTGCTCGAAGCCATTGCGGATGCGGGCTTTGAATGTGGAGAAAAGGAAAAACAAATCGATGCCATTCATATCGAAATGCCAAGGGATTACTACACGGATACGGCGCTTGAGAATCTGAAAAAAATCATTAAGAGTAAGGAAACGCTTATCAAAAAAGCAATCGGGGCGGATTCACTACCGATTGAGGTAACGAAAGAAAAAGTAATCTTTCCCTGGTTTAACGAGCTGGAGCCGGAAGCTCTTCACGCTTATGCGGTCTTCATTCAAAAGCTCTCCAAAATGGCAAAGGAAGCGACAAGAGTAACAGCTGCGGAGAAAGAAACAGCAAACGAAAAATACGCATTCAGATGTTTTCTCTTAAGGCTTGGGTTTATCGGTGATGAATATAAGACGGACAGAAAAATTTTGCTTAAAAATCTCACAGGTTCAGGAGCCTTTAAAAGCGGTCATAAAAAAGAATGCCTTATTCCGAATCCAGAAAACACTGTAAAAATCGATGTGCAGGAAGCAAAGGAAAGGTTAAAAGACCCGCAGATTCAAGAGGAAATCAGAGCCATCCTAAACGGTGAGGAGGCGTCAGAATGAATTTTCCAAGCAAAGAAACGGTAGAGGGAATCAGAAAGTCCTATCCTGCCGGATGCCGTGTAGAACTCATCCGTATGGATGATACGCAGGCACCGCCCATCGGAATAAAAGGCACTGTTATAGGAGTGGATGATATCGGCTCCATTATGGTTCGCTGGGACAACGGCTCCGGACTTTCCGTAGCCTATGGCGAGGATTTATGCAGGAGGTGCGACTGATGGATGCTAAAGTAAGAGATCAGATCCTTGCCGTTAGAGATACAGGTCTTGCCAATATGTTTGATGTGAATGCTGTTCAGCGGATTGCTTATGAGATGAACTACTATGAACTGGTAAATTATCTCGAGGAACACCGCAAGGAATACGTCAGATTCATCCTCACAGGAGAGGAATAAAAGTGCAAATTTCTTTGAAAAAATTACAGAAAAGACTTGCTATTATCTCCGCTTAGAGTGATATATGTACATACCAAAAGAAACGGAGGATATGAAAATGACAAACAAGGAAATGAAAGACCAGAGCTTCAAAGAGGCGATGGAATCTCTGAAAAGGAAAAATGAACAGCGCGTAACTGAGATGGCGCTTCAGATGATACCTGCTCTTGAAGGAAGAAAAGACATTGAATCACACGGAAACGACAGCGAGGACTTTATCGAAATCAGCGTATGGACTTTGAAAGAAGCGCTCGTTAAGGCTTACGAGCTTGGCAAGGGTTGGTATTAAGAAAGGATGCGAAAGATGACGATAAACGAAGCTATAGAGAAATACAGACTGCCGAATCCGACCACGCCGGAGGATCTTGAAAGCAGATGGAACAAGGTTCTGACCTTCGGAGATAAGGTGCTGCTTGCCGGATACTTCTACAATGGTCAGAACAAACCTTCCTATTTCGGAGCGGTTTACGAATACCTTGAAGATGGCAAGAATACTTGCGAAAGCGCCATAGGGCTTTACATGGCAAGTGATGTGGAATTTACGGATGACGGTCACGCCATAGCCTGGGCTATGCAGCAGTAACAAAAAAGAAAATAAGGGAGCGGAGCCAAACGGCTCTATCTCTCGTACAGATAGATTTTGGAAAAGTCGCTTGAGGCGGCTTATTTTTATGCTTGGAGAATGTGATGAAATTTTTAATCGACAGAAATGAACTTCCCTACGATGCGATGGTATCCGATCCCTCGCAGCTTTGCCCTATAGAGGAAGAAGGTGACGATGCGGATGATGAGGAAACTGAAAAAATACAAACCGACACGGTTCATGGCCAAGGGCAGCCACTACGATAAGGACGCGGCCGACCACGCCGTTTGCTTTATCGAAAAATTCTGCTGTCATACCAAAGGACGATGGGACGGTAAGCCATTTGAACTTATCGACTGGCAGGAGCAGATCATCAGGGATATATTCGGCACGATAAAAGAAAACGGATACAGGCAGTTCAACACGGCTTATGTGGAAATTCCTAAGAAACAGGGAAAAAGCGAACTGGCTGCCGCCGGTGCCCTTTTC